CCAATATTGGTTGAAATTCTATGCTTTTGTATCATTCTTATAATAAATAGAAACTATGTGATTTTCTATATATTATAACGAAAAAACATTTTAAAATGTAGCCGTTCCTAATGTTTTAACCCTAACTCTAATATCTTTATTTGGAAACCTAATTTGGAAGATTTGATTTGACTTCATAAAGATCATATTATCGGACTGATTTATTAATCTAGTGTTTTGATCTGTTGTTTGTGACGGTTCTGCGGATGAATACTCACCTCCTATTTTACTGTAAACTCTGGTCTCAATTACATTTATCACACCTGATACGCTACCTATGATTTTGTTTAAAGCTCCGATAAACAAAGGATCGCCCATTTTACGTTTTTCTATTGCAAAATGTTCAATTGTATCCTGAATTACCGTTTGAATAATATCTGTCTGATTTGCGTTTTTATCTATGTTTAAATCAATTTCTAACCCCATATCGATGACTTCACCACTTACAATATCCAAATAGTCATTAATCATTTTATATTCCGTAAGATAGGTTAAAATGTTCGATTTTAATGTATTAGAAACGGTATCAGTTAAATTACCTTGGTCGTCATATGATAATAATTTAATTCTAATCTTATTATCTTCCTCCATAACATTAACCTTAGCTGGTGCTCCGTATGTTGATGGCATCGTCTCAATTAATGATTTATAATCATTTAATGTAACTGCTCTATTTTGTGCCGCAAAGTTATATGAAACCATATTACGAATTTCTTCGATTGTTGGTTGGTCTGCACCACCTACCGCAGGTGTTATGTTATTAACTCTAAGTGATTGTACCACACCAGTATTCTTTGCTGGTACAGGTCCTGAAACTATAAATTCAACATCATCTACGTTTGTTATTACATTCACCCCTAAGTTACTATCTTTACCACCACCCACACGATATTGTACAAATAATGTTGTATTAATTTTTGGTGTGGTTCCTAATGATAGGTTATTTAAATAACTCGCTAAATTAACTTTCAATTGTCCTGTCATATAGTTGTCCAAATTATCTAATGGATTAACCGTACCCGAACCAAATGTTAATGAAAAATAACCTTCAGGTGTATATTCTGTTATAAATTTATTATTAACAGGTAAAAATGTTCCCGCGGTAAAATTAGTTGTATCCGATACAGATGTTGGGTCCGGTACAAATACTTTGTCTTGAATTAATGATTTAACCTCATACCACTTATTTGTGGTATTAGAAAATTCATTTGATGTTGGATTACTTGTGAAAGTTGTTCCGTCCTTATGAATAACAGATGTCACTCCTAATACGTTTTGTTCAGGTAAGTATAATTTTAAGAAAGGTTTTTGATCCGCTTGGTTTATAACTCTTCTATAAATTTTTGTTATACCATTTACAACAGGTTCTCTTTTTGTAATCGTATAAGATATTAATCTATTATTTACATCGAAATTTGGTATCTTTAATCTATTAGGTTCTCCTTTTTTATTAAATGGAACCGAAAAATCAATATCGTCAATTGTTTCAAAAACTTGTCCTCCTCCTGAAACTTGTGCTCCACTCTTTAATATACCCAAATATCTAACATCTTCTTTATCTCCTCTAACGTCCACTGTAATTGAGAAATCACATAATGCTACTGATGGTCTAACGCCTGGTAATCTAATACCATATGTTTTTGCAATATGATATAATGATTGTCTTTGTTGTGCAAAATCCAACATAGTTTCCTGCCAAACTCTATCAATGTGAAAGTGTAAGTTATCCGCAACCGCTGCGTTAATATCTAATAACACCGAATAAATCGATGCGTCGTTAAAATTTTTAACTAAATCGGGATAGTAATTTTTAGTTAATGTTACTAATTCATTTCTTAATCCCTGAAAATCTCTTGTTGCGTATGATATCTGTTTACTCATCTTATATGTTTAAAATTATAAAGTCGGAAGTTGAAAATGACCCGTTATTAACTGTATATTCTATTTTAACTACCGCAGTATATGGTTTTGTTGATTCATCAGAAACCCTAAATAATCTTTCATCTTCATCTTGTGCAATACTTCTTTGTCTATTTGGATCATCTTCCGCTGATGTTATAGATATATTAGTAATATCTAAGTTTGGTATGAATTTTTTAACTCCTTCTCTGATTTCTTCTTCAATTAAATTATATGTAATCGCATCATTTTGATCGAAAATGTATTGATATATTCTTGTTCCAAAATCGGGTAAATAATACCTACTACCTTTTCTTGTTAAAATAAGGTGTATAAGATTAGCTCTTACCTCCTTTTCAGGGATTTCAGTCATGTTTAGATAATCTCCTTTGGGGCTATCTCTAAATGGATAATCGATACCGTACGTTACTGCCATATTCAATAAATATAGATAAACCTAAAATGGTTATGTATCCTCTTTTAATTTTGAATTCCCTTTTATTATATATGGAGGGTCATATGGACAATTTGCACATCCGTTGGAACAACAATACCCTCTCTTCTGTAAAAAGAAAGAAGTCAGGACCATAAGCCCCGACTTCTCATCTATGTAGTAATCTACTCCTTCCTCTAATTTCATTAGATACTTGTCACATCACATTGCGCCCCACTACAAGCCTGTGCCGCATAATCGGAAATACTCTTGTATTGTGGTTTATCTAAAATTTCACCGAAGTTTACTTCTTTGAATTGACGAGTGATGGTCTCCCACTTATAGAATAAATGAACGTCTTTTAAACAATAAACCATCTTCTTCAAATCACCTTTAAAGTAATTCTTAGCAAATTTCTTCGCTCTTGACAACCAATATTTCTTTAACAATACTTGTTCTCTTGTTCCTGTAACTTGAATTGACACATCTAATAAAGTATCAGTTGCTAACCATAAGTTATTTTGGAAATAATGTAATCCGTCAATAATTAAACCTGATGCTAAGATTGAACCTTTACCATATGTTTCAACAATTTCATCAAGATTTAATACCGAAGTAAATGGTGCTTGGTTGAAATCTTTATCTCCGTAGTCTGACATGAAACTAACAGCGGTAAAGAAATCTCTTTGTTCCCAAATGTAATCAACAATTGCATCTTTATCATCAATAATAACCGTACAAGATGTATTATGATTAACCGGCATGTATGCACATAACTCAGGATTAGTACCTGCGTTTACCCAATGTTGTTGAACCAATTTAATTAATTCAAGGTGTTTAATACCTTTCATATCTTTTTTGAATAAACCAACTTTTGGATTTTCAACAGGAACGAATACAACGTAATCTGATTTAGTTGAAGACCATACACTTTCCTCTAATAAGAACTCCATGTTTTCTTCTAACCATTTTGCGGTATTACTTTCTTTGTTTAACTGCATAATACGGAAATACTTTTCAGAATGTTCAGGGTGAATACCCGAAGCTGTTCCTAATACTACCGATGCATTACCTGATGGTTTTACACATGTAGTTCTCGCCGCCTGATTAATTCCAATTACCGCAGCCAATTCTTTATTTGCATCTTTTACAACTCGTGCTCCTTCTTCTAATAATTCGGCATTAAATAATTTAGGGTTATTCATCCAACCTGTAATACTAACACCTAATAAAGCCTCTCTTTCAAAGATTGCTTTACTTGTTTCACCTAAATAAGGGAAGTCAGTATAACCAGCTTGTAATGTACCTAAGAAAGATGCGTCTTTACATGCCTTTAAAAACTTCTCTTTTGTTGTTGCCTTCTCAGCATTAATTTCAGTTAAGTTACAACCTTGAATGCCGAACTTTGATTTGTTGTCTTTAACATATTGATCAACTTCATCATATTTGATTTTACCAAAATCAATTGTATCTAATACAGGGATTTTTAAAATTTCAAAACATGGATTAAACATATCAAACCAACTATTAGCAAATACGAAACCAATATCATTCGCTCCGTCGTTTAATTGAACTAAGTAATTGAATTGTTCTTTTTTAACTTCACTTCTCAATAATAATACTGAGTTATTACTACGACCTCTCTGTGGATTTTCCATTCTCCAATTACCAGTCTTAGCGTGAATCATTTCATCATCGTTAGGATCAACAATCATATTTAACGCTGAACGTCTAACACCACCTGATAATACCGCATCCGCTGAATGACAAATAATATCAAACGCTAAGATAGGACGAATTTTATCTCCTTCTGTTGTAATCCATTTTTCAATTAATGTTTCAATTTTTTCTAATGATTGTTTTAAACCATCGGCACCCGGTGCTTTGAAACCACCACTGATGAATGCACCTTTCTCACGAATTAAAGAATAATCTAATTTAACTTCGTATCCCGCATATTCAGGGAATGGTTGATCATCAACAAAATAAGATGATAATAACACACCCAATGCGTTTGCCCATCCTTCGATTGAATCTTCAATATAGAATGTTTTAGTTCCTAAAGTTCTCTTTTGTATTCTACTTAAATTATTTACAAAAGGAATTAATAATCCCCCACCAAATCCACATCCAGATAATGCCAAATAGAAAATCTCTTGGAATACTCTATTACGAGCAATGTGTCCTGATGTACAGTTAAACATTCTCGTGTTATGTTTCATAATTTGTTCATGTCTGTATTGTAAGTTTCTTTGTGAAGCCAATACCGCTTGATCTTTCATACTCTCAACTGCAGATTGTAAATATGGTTCAATTGCCTCAGCATAATCTACATATTTTTTTCTGTGTCCGTCAATTATGTTTTCACACGCGTCTTCCCACGTTTCATACCTTTTTTGATCTTCCTTCCATTTGAAATAGTCTGAGTGTAACTTCAAGTCACTCAGAAATTTTTTACCTTTCTGCATTTGTTCTTTTTACTTTATGTTTGTGTTTATTATTTAGTTGCCACTTGTTGTCTCCTTTTAAACGCTTCAGCGGCTCTGTTGGCGTTTATCTGAACTTTTTGCTCTTCATGTCCCAATAAAGTGTTTTGAGACTCTGTATCAATAAGAAGGAACTCGTTATTGAATTTACAGTTTTGGAATACAACACCATCTCTACCGATACGTGATTTTAATAACGTAAGTGTTGCCAAATTATGTTCTTTTTGTTCTAATGTTTTACCAATAGATAATATAACGTGAGCAATTTGTGCTTTCTTAATTGAACCTCCCATTTGATCTCCCGTAACAACTTCAGATGAAATTGATTCACGATTACCTTGTGTTGCGGTCCATATTGCCATTTGAAATTCAGATGTCATAGACTCTAAACTTCTCATAACTGATCCTTCACCTTTCCATTCTTCACCATTAGTAGATTTATCGGTTGATACACAATCAACGTAATCTAATACTAATAAGTCGACTTTTTTACCTCCCTCTGAGTTCATCTTTCTGATTTTATTTTTAATCTCAGAAACTGTAACATTATCACTTGCCAATTTTAATAACTTCAAACTACCCTTAGATTTAGCCTGAGCCTCTTCAACTTTTGCTTTAACTTCATCCTTAAATTCAGGTTGAGAGTCAGGTGCAATTTCAGTCCAAATCGTATAGTGTTTTCTTTTAATATTACCCGGATTGTCTTCAAAGAAAATCTGAACAACGTTATAACCTAAGTTATATGCGGTATTAGCAAACTTAGTAAGTAAGGTAGTCTTACCAGTACCCGTAGGTGCTAATACAACCCCCAATTCTCCGATCCCTAACCCACCTTTAAGTAAGTTGTCGATTCCCACGATACCTGTCGGTAATGGGTGTCTAAAGTCCTTTTCTAACGCTCCATCAATATCATGGAATACATCTGTTGCTTCATCATTTGAGATACCAACTTGTAATGCCTTTTGAATGATTTCCTCAATCTTATTGTAAGCCTCAAACTCACCACTTTCAATAATACTCTGTACACTTTTCAACTCTCTTTTCAAGTTTTGTTGTTTACAGAAGTTAAGTGCCGTATCTTTTACATACTCAATTTGAGATTCGTTGTTTTTAATTGCTTCTAATGTGTCCACATGAATTTTAGAGGAATCTTTGTTACCACCTTCAGCCATGATTTTCTGTGCCAATGTATTGTAATCGGGGATTTTGTTGTAATTTTTATACAACTCCTTTGTGTTTTCCATAATAAATCTAAATGAGTTATTATCAAAAAACTTACTCTCTAATACATCAATAATTGTTTCTCCGTACTTCTTATCTTCAATAATTGCTTTGATAAGGGATTGTTGAAACGAAAACCCCAAATACCCAAAATTCCTTTCTTCCATAGTGTTTATTATATATTTTTTTTCTTATAATTCGTGTCCTAAATAACTTGTTTCCAATTCTTCCGAAGATAAAATATCCGTAAGATCGGAAAGAATTCTCTTCAATCTTGGTCGAATATCAACTGTATATCTTGCCTTTGGATGATAAAGATATGCGGGGAACTGTCTTTGAATAAATACATCCTCCCCCAACTTAATTTCCAATAAAAAATGTTCTTTTTCTGGTGTTGCCGACTCATCCACAACCTCTGAATTGAGGATATAGTTTTGATTCTCACATAGATAGTTGGAACTTTTTATTTTCAAATCTTCCATAAAATCTTCACAAATATTTTTTACATAATAGTGAAGATCCATTGAACGTCTAGCTTGGTCAACATGATCTCTAACATTAAAAAATCTCTGACATACGATATGTCCTTCTAATGACAACAAGAATTCAAATTTTGTTATGTTGTCTTGGTTTTGGTAATCTCTACTCATAGGGTCTTACTTTAATTGTTTTTTTTATATTGTTGTTAATATTTTTTTCTTTTCTTGTTAATCTTAGAAAAGGGTTTAAAAAATTTATCCACGCATCTTCTGATTTTGGTAGTACATTGAAGAGTCCATCTTCTTGCATCATCTTCATTGCGTTTTTATATGATCTACCTTCTTGGTCTAATGATTCATTTATCAATAGGTTAATAACCTCTTTTGCGTCATCCGTTAAAAACGGTTCATCCAAACTTACAATTCTATTGTTTACGTCGAAGAATTCCTCACCAAGTACACCGTGTTTTGTAACACCTGTCAATAAATTAGCAATTAACTTATTATGTTTGTCTTGTTCAAATAATTGGTTACATCTATCTTTAACCTGATCAACCGTGATTGGTTGATTTTTTAGTTCAGGAACCAAAGATAAAAATCTTTTAAGCCCCATTCCTCTTATTCCTGCAATGTTATCTGATGAGTCTCCACATATCATTTTAACCAAACGAACATTCTCTATGAGAATTTCTTCGTGTTCGTAAACGATTATATCATTCTGTGAATATAATTTCCTGTGTGAAGGATTGTAAACTTGTGTGTTTTCTGAAACGAGTTGAGTTAAATCCCCGTCTGATGAATAAATAATTTTTCTTTCTTCGGGTGAGTTTTGAGTATAGTAAGCGATGTTGTCATCAGTCTCACAATACTCAAATTCCCCTTGTCTTACATATAGTTCTTCAAGATATTGTTTAATTCTATCTCTCTGATATAAGTAAGATTGTAAATCTTCTTCTGTTCTAACTCTTTGTCTTCTGTTTTCCTTGTAGTGAGAATAAATTGTTCTTCTACTTTGTGATCCTTCTTGACCGTCCCAAAAAACAACGATCTTGTCTAATTGGTATTCCTCAAAAGATCTTCTTAGGGTGTTTAGAAAGTGGTAGATACCACCAATGTGAGTTCCCTTATAAAACACATTCTTCGCTCCGTAATAACCAATAGTTAATAGATTATCCCCATCAACAAGTAAAACCGACATTTGTTAAATTTAAAGATCACTTTCTTCTGTTACAACTTCTACGTCTGTGATGTCTGTAACATTAACACCTAACATCTTACTGATGTAATCACCACTTTCTTTTTTATAATCCTCGATAGATTTCTTCTCTTCAGAATCTTCTCTACCTGGCATAAATCCGTGTGATGTAACCAAGATACGTCCATCCTCATATCCTAAACCATTGATGTGGTTTTTCATAATTGAGATTTTTGTTCTTGTTGCAATTTTTACTTTTCTCTTATCTTTAGTGATAGAGATTTTTGTTGTTCCCGCTCCTTTTTGATTACCGAACAAGAAAACGATACTTGAGTTTAACCAAATTGCTTCACCGCCTTTTGCCTTAATCTTCGGTTGTCCGAAAGGATTATCAGGTAATTCTACCCAAGGTTGGTTAACAATGATTAAAGAGTTCGTGTAAGGTTTATCTGTTCTTCTTGAACCTGAAATACGTTGGTTGATACCCATTCCAATTTTGTCCGCTAAAACCGACGCATTGTGTTGTTTACCACCTTTACCATCGTAAGTCATCTTACATGGAACCGAACCTACTGAATCCCATAAGATTAATAAATCGTGAGGTAAATCTCCTTTCTCTTGTGCGTCTAATAATTCATTGATATAATCTGTGATTTGTTCAATGTACTCAAAATCACTGTTAAAAAGATAATCTCCGTTTCTATCAAACCCCATTAACTCGGCATGATCCCAACTCCATTTTTGTTCAGTAATAATAAACACAGGAACAACACCTTTCTTTTGAGCATCTACCGCTGACTTTACAAGTGCGGTTGTTTTACCCGTATCACTATGTCCTAATAACATATTGATGTGACCCATTGCAGGACCCGGAATACCACATGCATCTAAGAAGGCATTACCCAAATCGAAAAAACGATCTGGTTTGTACTCGGCCTCTTTAGAGAATTTCTTCTTAATTGCCGAAAAGTCTGTTTTTTTAATACCTGCCATAATTTGTTTTTAAAAATGGGGTTTCTGACGTTATCTCCACCCCTCCGTTAATAATTAAAATGGTAAATCACCATCTACATCTGCATCATCTTGTGGATCAACAACAGGCGTAGAAGACTTCGGTGCTCCGATAGTTTCTTCTGTTGTTAAATTAGAAACCCATTTGCTACTTGCTGTATCCCAACGTGGAACTTCACCTCTTGCAACCATTTCTAAATAATCTTCACCCTTTTTAGAGTAAACATCAGACCAAGTTAACTCATCATCTAACCACGTTTTTGCAACGTCTGCGTCAGTATGTAATGGACTTGGATCGTCGTTTAATACTGAATTGATAACTGTGTATTCTTTACCTGTTCCCGCTTTTGTTAAAGCCAAAGACAAGATCAAATCACGACCATTTTCAGGATTGGTAACATCTCCTTTATTACGGAAGATTGGGAAGATTTTGTCAATAACACCATCACCTTTGTGATTATGTTTAAATCTCCAAAATTTAACTCCATCAGCTTCATGATCACGATCGATCACTTTAACGATATAAAACTTACGAGAACGGTAGTTACGTGCTAATTCTTTGTCAGAATCTACACCACTCATCATCAATCCTTCGTAAACCTCATTTAATGGAGAACGTTTTCCTTCTTGTGCTGGGTCATATAATTTAACCCATTTTCCGTCCACTTGAACTTCGTGGAACTTTACCTCTACGAATGGTGAAGAACCATCTTTTGTAGGTAAAATACGGATACGTCTTTCTTCACCTTTAGAACCTTTTTGTAATACGGTTGTGAAATAACGTTTTAATCTATCCTCTGAGGATATCTTGTTGTTGTTGCCACCTGTGGCGTTTTTGTTTTTCTCGTACTGTGCAAGTACTGCATCAAATGTACTCATAGAATTAAAATTTAAATTATAAAATCATTTATGTTATAATATACATAAAAAAACCCAGACTATAAAATCTGGGTTGAATTATTTTTAAAGTATTTTTTTGTTACCAACTAATCACATAATCGTTATTGGTACCCATGAAATTGTTCTTAGTCTGAATTTTATAACCATAATTTCTTAATGTGGTTACTATCGCGTCATTCACGTATCTTGGGTCTAAAGTAATTTGATATTGTCCTTGAGCTGTTGCTCCTGATATTAAACCATCGATATATGTTAATGAACCTGTTGCTGTATTTGAAGCTGTTCTTGCTGCTGATCCTGATTGCATCTTAAATATTTTTTTTTATTTTTATTCTAATGTTAATAGATATGTTATTTTATTTAATAGTCCTAAAATCTCATCACGGATATTCAATAAATCCGTATCTGTTGAATCAAACTCACTACTCCATTGGATTAACGCCTCTTTAGATGTTTGTAACATGTTCTTTAAATCCAATTCAGATAAATTTACAACGTTTAATGTTTTATCTTCATTTTCTAATTTAAATCTACCGTACTTACCCATCGCGGCCTCAGCAAACGTGTCTGTCAAATCAACTAATCCTTCGTACAACTTATCAAAAGCGTTATGTCTTGCATAACCTTTGGTTTGCCAATGGTTAATCTTAACTTGAGCCTGAAGTTCCATTAAGAACTTTATTTTAGAAGCTATATTCATCTTTTTGGTCTTCTTGGTTAAATGACGATCTTATTTGATCAACTGGATAATTGTCAACATCATCTTTAGTTAAAACATATTCATTCTTACCACTTGCTCTCATTTCACCTTGTTTGTGTGCAAAAAACTCTTGTGGTTTTTCGTTGAATGGGTATGAATCCAAAGATCTCATTTCCAATTTTTCAACTTCACTTTTAGGTTTGTTAGCCTCAACTGTTGCCCCTAATTGATCAATCTTAGCCATAACTTGGTCCATTTGAGCCAATTTACTTTCTAAGTCATTCAATTTAGTGAATACGTCATCCATTTTATTAATAACCGCAGAATTATCTTGTTTGTTACTTTCAAGATCATTCTTAATATTCTTGGTCATATTAACTAAATCTGTAATATCAATTTCTTCTGTGTCACCACCCATACCCGCATCATCCATTGGAGGTGTGTCCATATCACCTGCTGGAGGAGGTGGAACGTCGCCACCCATATCACCTGCTGGAGGTGGAGGAGGAGCCGGAACATCCGTTGGTTCATCTGCAGGTGGTGGAGCGTCTGTTGGGGCGTCTGCAGGTGGTGGAGCATCTTGCTCCATAATCATTTTCTTACCATACTTATTGATGGAATTAAAACGTTTTACTTCTTCTAATAATTTTTTCTCTAACATGGCTTAATCTTGTAATAATTGTCTACCGTCATTGGTAATATATCTTTTATTTATTCTTTCAACGATACCGTCTTTTTCTCTGATTGTATAACATTCTCCCGTTACTAAATCACATTCTTCTCTTTCCATACCATCATTAGATACGTTTTTAACCTTTTTAGGGTTTAAAAATTGATCCATGGTATTATTTAATTTATTATTTTCCATAATATTTGTTTTATTACTATAAATATCCCAAGTTTTATTAATATTACACTTTCACCAATTTAAAATAAACAATATCACCATCTTGTAAATCTAAATCTTTCATTAATTTAGGTGATAGAGCGATTCCATATTCCTTTTCATCCCTAATATTGTCAATAGGTCCTCCAAATGCTATTGGTGATTGTTTAGCCTTATCCAAAGAATATACGTGTGATAAAGTCATATTTTTATTTTTATTTGGATTTAAGAAAAGTGTTTTATATTTTGTTAAAGTATCATTAACATCCATTTTATCTAATATAAATCTAGTAGAATAGAAATAATATTTATCACTAAATTGTCTAATATTACCCCAAGTAAACGCTGGATCTTGTTTAAAATTAGATTTAGTTATTAAAGACATACTGTCCGTATCGTTCATCGAATAATTTGATTCTCCCATTCTAACCACCTGTGCTCTTAACCATTTATCACCTTTATATTCAACTTGAACAATATATCTAAATTCATTAAATCCATTATATGGTATTCCATTTACGGTTACTCCCACATCGTCTAAAGTAACCTTTTCTCCCGGTACTTTCTTTTTATCAGGACCCATATCATATGTGTATTGACTACCATCGGCAGTGACAATAGATGCACTTGTTTCCGTAACTTTATCTGAACCATTAACCCTATTGATTGCCTTTTGTTGTAGTTTATCAAATAATGTTCTATAACTTGACATAAATGAATCTGTCAAATCTGGTAATGCCGTGTATGGCATTCTTGATCCTTTAAATTTGGTTACAATATTATTATTTCTAATTTCATGACCAACTTCAGTAATCCAATATGTTCCTTTAAACATAGGGATATTTTTCAAATAGAAAAACATCGTAGGTTGTATCATAACATTACCCATACAAGTTATTTCACATGTATATGCGGCTTGTCTATAATACTCATATAAACCAATATCAACATTATGTGATGACGAACCTGATTCACTTCTAGCCAAGTTTTCTAATACATAAAACGACTCTGTAGTATTTTTAATTGATGCCTGATCTAAACTAATACCTTTAAAAATACTTTGGTTTTGATCACCGAAACTTACTTCAAATGCAACTACTTTATTTGTTTTAGATAAATCTCCCGTTTGAAATACTTTAGGTAAAGTGATCATAACTGGATTGTTATTAGTATTACCAATATTAAAACTATCGTCAGTAAATCTATATTTTTTATTATCTGACATGTCAGGTCTTGTTGAATTTTTACCTACATATTGTACAATAATTTTAGGTGATGATTCTTGATAATCAACTTCTAAGAATGTTCCAAATATATTTTGTGCTATTTTTTTGGATGGTGTTAATTTAGGTGTGTTTGAAAAATTTGTTCCATAGAAATTAATATAAGCCGGTAATGCTCTTAAATCAAAACCTGTATCTTGTAATAATATCGATATTGAACTGAATAAATTTTGTTTAATGTTTTCGGGTTCCCCTAAATTAAGTAATCGTGATATGTCTATAAAATATTCATTACCTATGTCTTTATTAGCCTTATCTAAAAATAAAAACTCTTCTAAAAGTGACCTATGACCTATGGAATTTCCAGCAATCCACTTATCGTTCATAGATTTAAAGAAATTATATAACTCAACCTTTAATGGTTTATTATTATAACCATCAAAAAAATCTATTTTACTTTTAGGTTCTTCAATATTAAAAGATGAAAATTGAGGTATCAAAGTACTAAAGAATAATGACATTCTATTATTTAGACCTGTATTATTTTCACCATTAAAAATAATATTTTTATATAGATATTGTTGGAACGTATATTTGTCTCGTACTCCACCGTTTTTTATATACCCCGCGTAAATGTATGTTAATGACCTAAACATTAATATGTTTGATTCACTTACTTTAATATTATTATCCTTGAAGAAATCTAAATATTCATTATTTAAAGACGTTCCACTTACATACGGTCCAACATATAATTGAATATATTTTGTATCTCCCGATTGTGTGGTTAAATCGTAAGTATCATATTTAAATTTATCTGTTTTATTAATGTCAATAAAACCATTAATTACATGTGGGTCTAACTCTTTTGGGTTTCCGATTGTTATATTTATTAAATCATTATTTGATAATAATGAAGTTGTAATTGTTTTTAATTTTTCAGACTGTTTAATTTTTAAATTCTGAATTTGGGTATCAATATTATCAGAATCACTATTTTTATCATATGAAAGATTTACTATGTCTCTTAATACTTCTTGAAACTTACCATATTTTGTTAAACTAAACGATTTATCAGAATAATTTAAATTAACTTTTTCAGATGCAAAGTTCAAAAAGTGAGTTTCAAAATCTTCTAACATTTGTGGATTAAACGTCGCAATTAAATCAAATACTTTTTTGTTATTACCTTTTAAATTATATAAATTATCTATTGTTCTATTATACTCTTCTGAAGAGAAAAATGTCTTACCACTATATGTGTTATTAATATATTCATCTTCCCAAATAATTCTAAAATTATTTTGTTCTTCTAACGCGAAAGAATTATCACTAAATGGTGTGTCATTATTTACTAATGATTGTTTTTTACCGTGATTTAAGTTACCACCTGTGGACGGTAATAAAGTATATCCATTATTTCCATTATTAACATATTGTGTCCAATAATTAATTTTGTTGGTTCCTCTACTATCGTATTTTTTTAATTTTAATTTTCCATTTGTAATTGCGGTTGTATAATTTTCAGTATCACCACTTAGATATATAAAGAAACTATCGTTGTTTACTACATTATAAAAAACATTGTCATAATAAGGATGTATACCTACATCTGTATAACCAGTATATTTAACAGATTGAGTCTCATCTGAATTAGTATAAAATGTTAAGTTATTTTGATTATCAAAAAATATACTTCCGTTTATATTTGTTGTAGTTCCTCCTGATAAAAATCCTTCCTTCAAAACAACATTTAAAGTGTTTTTTTGAACATCTAATATATCTTTACCTTCTAATATATATTTTTTGTATCTATGATAAATTGCTCCCCATTTCAACATTAGGAAATATGGAACATATTGTGATGTGCTAATTTCCCTAAATAATGATGAAACCATTATAATTGATCCGTCGTAATTTACATTATCATCCAAATCAACAAAAGGTAATGAATTTAAAAATAAATAAGCCGATGCCGTATATCTACCGTTTGGTCCGTTAACATCTGTATCCATAAAATCAGCAAACAATTGTTTATGAAAATATGGGGTGTTTAATATGTTAGTTTTATTATTATCAACATTAATCGGCATTGAAAATAAATTAGTAGTATAACCAGGTTTTACCCAAAATTTAGAGTCCTTTTTACCAGATATTAATCCTTGTGTTGTGTCGATTTCTAAAAACCCTTGATATGTAAAATTGTCCACTCCGAATTTTTCAACGGAAGCTCCATTAAGATTTAAATAACTTAAATATTTCGTTGAACTAAATGGATATATGTTTGTTCTATAATCATCAACTCTGTAATTTAATAAATTATTTTTTAATTTTGGATATATTTCAACGTCATTGAATGTACGGATCGGAAAATATTGTTTAATGGAATATGATTGTGAATAAAATGATTTTAAATAATCTGTTGTTGGTAAACTATCTAAATAATAATTATAACTCTCAAATGGTGCAATTTTCTGTAATTGTAATAAAAGATCAGTTTGACTTTTGATACTATCTTTTAATAATTTTCTTAGATTATTATCTCCTTTTACCGATTCTAATATATTTTGAAATTCAATATTTGCCAATTCTTTAATTGTATCTTTATTAAATGTATCAACTAAATTATATGTTAATGCCCTTTCATAAATTTCATACACAAATGATGATGGTGTTTTATTTACATAAGGTAATATATTAGTGACCGAATTAGCCGTATTAATTTTCTTTATTTTATTAACATCAGTATCAGTTTCAAATTGTGTTTTATTTTTATCAATTCCGCTCTCTTTATTCGATAATGAATCCACTTTATTTGTAGAGATTCCAATATATGTTTCGATAAACTCAACTTCAGGCCATCTAACCGGATCATCCGAACCTAATCTAACATGAAAATCGGGGTCTCCAGGATAAATAATTGTATTTTCTTTACCTAAAATAGTTGATTTTAATTCCGGCCATGGATATATCGACTCTCCTTTTGATTCTTTAGAAAATTCACCTACCACTTTTTTTCTTGTGTCCGCCTGATCAATTGCTCTTCTGTGTACGTCTTTCATTAAACGTATTAGAACTTCAGCATTGGCTAATATAACCGCAAAAATATTTCTAATTGTGGGTTCAAATCCAAAACCGTTCTTTTTATTACGAACAATTTCGTTCATTTTTTTCTCCACATCATTTTCCAATCTATTTCTTTGTTGTTCAAAACTTCTTCTAACGTCTCGAATATCATCAACCAATTTCTCAATTGCAACCGCAATAAATCCTCCTTGGTCCTTGTCAATTACATAATATTTATTTATTTCCTCTATTTTGTTAATACCTAAACTATTTTTTGAAAAAACAGATGTTGTGTTATTAATTAAAGATGGTTGTTGTGGTTTACTTGATAAAAAATTAGTAAACATCTGATTTTCATTTATTTTTTTATCATATAATTTTAATAAATTTTCTAATGTTCCGTTACCATCACCTAATACTTGTGTTGTTTTCTTTTTGTCCGCATTATTAGTATAAAAATATTGAACTATAGTTCCGTCCGGCTGTCGTTCATTTAATGAATTTACCGGAGTATTAAGTAAATTATTTGACGCCCATGATCTAACTGACTTTTCGTAGTCATCTATAGTTTCACCAAATTCCTTCATAGCAGCAAATAATCTCATATCGACCACTTGATCAAATATTTGTTTTTCCAATAATGAATCTAAATTAGATGCAATAGTTAAGATTTCTCTAACTGTCTTTACAGGAAAATCTTTTGGTAAAAGTCCTTTTAATTTATATTCATTATAAACTGTCTTTAATATTTCATATCCTCTTGAAGATTTTTTTAATTCTTCTTTTTCTAATCCTAAAGTTTCATTAAAACGAGTTGTTCGTGTTGACTCGTTAGGAAAAAGATATGGAGCATTTAATATTCCTTGTAATGGAATATCGGACAACCACGCATATGTTGATCCAACGAATGTTGTACTAACTTCAAAATTACCACTAGATTCATTAAATTTACTTGTAAACTTAACTAAATGAAGTCTATATTTAATCGCTTTACCATAATAACCTTTTACCGTTAAATAAAATATTGGCCAAGGTATATGAAAGAACGCTTTATATGGTGAATTTTCAGGTGACTCGAATAATGTTTTACCTCTTACATCAATAAAATTTATTCGAACTTGTGGTATTGCATTAAATCCTTTAATTTCTATTGAAATACTATCGATACCAAAGGACTGTCCAGTTTTATCTGATTGAAAAAATTCACCTGTTGGATTACCTTTATTGTCTTTTTTTTCTTCTGTATTTAAAAATGAGTCAGTCCATGTTGTATCATAGTCTTGTCCGTCTCCATTTTTTAGAAAATTAAGGGTTCCACTTGCAATACTTGTTAATGTGTTAGTTTCATTATCTGATACTAAAATAGATCTTGGAACGATGTCCGCCTCTAAATTAACATACATAATTAACTTTTCCGCTTGTATGTTTCTTGGGTTTACATTTCCATCCGCATCAACAGTTGAGTTTGGTTCAATATAAATTAAATTATTTTGATCAACTTTTACTTGTATATCTTCAGTATTTGTTACGTTATTTTTCACCATAATATAGATTATACAATTCTACACCTCTTTTATAATCTTGTAAAGAGCTAATTAATGGGTACGGTATTCTTATGAAGAAATTATCAGGTATATCAAATTCTAAACTTCCCGCCTGTGGATTTGCTAGCATAATTAACCATCCAAAAGTGGGTCCACCATAATATTCTTGTGACATTTTATCTAATCTGTCTTTACCTTTCTTAAATAAAATATACTTATCCGTTCCTTTAATTGGGATCTCAATTCCCGGTACAATTCTAAATGTACCATCATCTATAAAAAACTGATACCTATCAAAATAATCCCTACTCATTTTCTATAATAGTTTAATTTATCTGTCACATTATTTGGTAAACCGAATAACTTTTTAATTTCATCTATAGTTACCACATCTTCTGGAGACTCTCCCATTGGTTCCAAATCAATCTTAATTTGTTTGTCATTTTTACGAACCGGATCTTTACTAAATTTAATACTAATTTCTGATGGTTGGTATAGTGATTGATTTAATTCTTTAGTTATTTTATCCAAAAGATCATTATCCGTTGTAGGTAAAGCCATACCTATTCTACCAATCATAGATGATTTATCGTCGTAAAATAATACTCTTACAATATCCTCAGCAATTTCAAATGTATATTGTATATTTAAAAAATTAATTGAAGTATCTAATTTAGAATACATCTTTTCGGTATTATTTTTTATGTGTTCAATACAATTACTATAATTTGAATAGAATCCTACTTTTCTTTGTTCATCGGTTATCCCATCTAATTTGTATATATTTTTTGTTATAATTTCTTTTTCAATTTTAACGTCTCTACCATATTTTGTAATGAAATTAACATTATCAATAGATTTAATTAATTCATTTCTATTATTTTCAAAATCTGTAATATTTTTAAACGTTGATAAATCGATCATTTTTGATGGTATTTGTTCTACCACATATGAGTGTAGTACATTTGCAACATCATCTTTTACGTTTAATGGAATGGTGTTTTCAAGTTTTAACATCTTTAAAATATAATACTTATCTTCTGTATTAAGACCATTTAAATAACTTTTTAATGAATCGGCAGTGTGATTACATAGTGAAGGTAAACTAGATTCATTAGGATAAAATCCAAACAAATTTAAAGTTGTTGCCGCTCCACCGGTTTCCACATCATAAACATTTATTGTTCGATAATCTTTATTAAAAACTAAATTTGTTAAATGTTTACCATATTTTGTTAGAGTACTATTATAAAAACTTTCATATGAGACAAAATATTGACTTGTATTTTTATAAAGATTATCAATAACGGTCGTATAATCTAATGCCGATCCATCTATCAAAGCACCAATATATTGTCCTTCAGATACGTTATTTTTACTAGGACTATCTTTTAGTAATGTTGGTGGAAATAATTTATCGTTTAAACCTTGTATGAATTCTTTTGTAAATTCATTTGCATCCATACCTCCTATTTTTGTATTAGTAGATTCAGATCTTTCATCATACATTTCAGTATTTGCATAGAAATTAGATGATAATGCGTTTTGTAATCTTTCGATAGGTCTTTCTAAACCTTGTCCACCTAAGAAATTCAATTGTATTGTGACAGTTGCAATCATAGGTTGTATTCCAATACCTTCAGAATTCAAATCCCATACGTTTTCTTCAAATTGAATATTAAGATCTCTAATCACAACTTTTGAATTATAGAAATCACCAACTCTCATTACACAAACAGGTGGGGGTCCAAATGTTGTATTTCTCGCATTTATATCGGAATCATCAGATGATCCTTTTATTGGTATTGTGTTGCCCGGTCTTAAACATTGTTGTAAAAACGTCAATCGTGAGTTCAAACCTTCAGGAGTCATTGAGTGAAATCCAGGATGAAAATATCTTAATTTTTCTTTTAATGAACTATAAATCATTGGAGACGTTTCTTCTAATTTCTTAAAATAAAACTCTTCAGATAATGTTTTCATTATGATTCTTTTCATCAAATCAATAGGTGGTTTAGTTTTGTTAGTACTAACATTACCCGTAGGTGACATTCTTATACTAGACACGTTTGAAGGTCCATCTACATTCGTTTTAGTATCGTAATCGATTGATACTGTAGATTGTCTACATCCATATGATAATGGTGAAAATCGGTTTAAATTTGGAGTTTCATACGTTACTTTACCACAATCAACATTATCTACATTTTTTTGCTTTCCATAATTAATTGTTCTAAAAATTATAGACTTATCTAAACCATCAAAACCTAAATCTAAGTTTAAGGTATAATCAACTTCAATTGGGAATACTTCGAATCCTGGTGAAAACTCTTTTGATGTTACATTTTTAAACTCCCACTTATCTTTTATAAATGGGTTTAATGTTTCTATAACATATTTAACAATAGAATGTGATCTCCTCATAGATAAGTTATAATCACTAATACTATCTCCTGTGGCGGAAGTTGTAGATCCAATTAAAATAACAATGTCGCTATTTATATTTTTATTTTCTATATTTGTTTTTAATTTTTCAATTGCCGTTTTAAAGCTATCAAAGTTTGTTTGTTGGTTTTCAAAAACTTTTAATAAATCATCTTTAACATTTTGAATTGATTGTGTTGATTCTGGTCCACTTATATTATCTTTTCCAAATACATTAATTAAATCTTTTTTATCGTTTTGACTAATGATAGTAATTAATGCAGTCTCTAATTTAGCCAATGCAGTTTGTTGATCTGTTGTTCCACTTAAAAATTGAGCAATATCATTATAATTCTGAATTGATTTAAAACTTGTTCCACTATCACTAATTGGAAATGAATTAGGGAATATTAATTTTACCTTTAATGATTCATTTTTCTTATTAGCATCATTTGTTGAACCTCCTTCAGGATTATTTTCCACTATTGTTGGAACGGCGTCTTTTAATCTATTAATATCATTCGGATTTTTATTAGTGTTTAAGTAATTCTGTATTGCTGTAATATCATCTTCATTTAAATTTGCGTATGTTCTTATTAAACTATAAAAATCAATGTCTTTTGCTCCTGCAAAAAATGAATTAATATAATCATCCGCCTGTTCGTCGTTTAAATTTTTAAAATGTTCTCTAACAAGTAAATTCATAATACTTGGGTGATCCACAACAATTTTAAAATTTAATGTTCCACTTCTTTCAGTATTTTGATATGTATAAATTGGTTCGGGTCTACCTAAAAATGTGTTAGATTCCCATTTAGCACTATTTTGTTCAGATACTTTTAAATCATATGGTGGAAACCACATTACTCTACCTCCGTTAGGTCCTCTTTCTGAGAAAGGTAAATCATTTACTGTATAACCTGGTAATGTTGATGAACCCCATGCTAAATTTTCAATTGACAACATATACTTTTTAGCATAAAAATTTTTCTCTCCTCTAACAATATTTGTTGAACCTGGAAATTCAGGATTAGTTGTTCCGTCTGACATAGGGGCCATATTTAAATTCCATGTATCTGACATAACACTTCCATCAAAACGTCTTATACCTTTTCTTCTAAATGGTGTTTCTCCTCCCTTATAATATGGTTTATCTTCCGTTTCCTTATAAAACGGCATTGTATTACCATAATTAAAATATGGTCTATCTTTAGTCCATACTCTTGCATATTCAACTCCTATATCTCTACCTGAATTATCTATATATTTTACACCTGAACCTCTTGATATTAATGTGTCTCCATCTTTAAAATATCTACTTGTTTGATCTATAACGTGACCGATATGTGCTAAAGAATCTCCACCATTTTGTGGTTTTGAATCTAATATTTGTTGAGTAATTTCTAAAATTGAATCTGGCCTAAATTTATATCTTGTAGATAAATCTTCATTAATATTTTGTAAATTTACACCTTTGGTTGTTCCATTTTTACTAGCCCATGTTAATTTACCACCTATTTTTCCTCCCTGTGTAATATTTTTATTACTATGAAAAAGTTCAGCAGCAATTGTATCAAACATTAATGAAAGATAATAACTACTTCTTATTGGTCTACCACTAAATAAATCGGTAGTGGCGTTTTTAACATTATTTGCTCTATCATCTCCAATATATGCAGCTCCGGCTGGCGCCTCAACACCTAATATACTTTTAACACCTTGAGCCACCATACTTGGTATTCTACCTAATCCAGTTGACATTTGTGATCTTGCACCTGTTGTATAGTTAGGAGCATAAGCGTTGAAACTTAATAAATCAAATAATCTATACTTTGTGGCGTCTCCCATATTTTCAATTAATATGTCGGACGGTTTTCTTGTTGGTAAAGGTCTTCTTTGAATACCTACAATTGAACCTAATACCCCCGTTAAATCTTGCCATATCTTAGTTCCCGTAGAAACGTCTGTAGGTCTTACATTAATGGGTGCTCTTGGGTTTGTTAAGTAATCACCAGGTATTGTACTAAACGGTAATTGTGTTCCCGCCACGGTACCTAAAAAATCAATTCCTTTACCTAATATACTTCTAGATGCGGTAATTTTTTCGTTACCCTCAATTAAAGGTTGTTTACCTCTAATAATGTTTATTAGTGTGTTAGTATTACCTAATAACGCTTCTCCTATTTTATTTTTAGCAACCGTTGCGGTATATAAATTTTGATTAATTCTTGCTAAAACAGGTCCATTACTATTGGTTCTAATATTATGTGCTGCAAACTTAAATAATTCGGATTCTGTATCATAACTTCTAGTGGCCATAATACTAATCAAATTTTCGTCCGTCTTTACAAAATATGGATATAAATTTAAATTTGCTCTTCTTGGTAAATCTGCAATTGTTTCTTTAATGAAATATTCAGTTGGTTTAAAAATATTAGATTTTTGTGGAACCAAAAGATCGTTCTTTCTATTGTCGTC